TAACATGCAATTAACCCTGCAAGAAATGATCTTGCCCAGGATGCTGCAATGGCTTTGAAGTTTGTCATAAAATGCTTGCCAATTCTTCTTTGGTTAAGCCAGCGATTTCTGCAAGTTTTTTGATAGCAGATTCGCGTGCTTCTTTCCTTTCGGCTTCCTTGGCTTCAAGTAGTGCTTGTGCGTCTTGCATTTGTTTTCTATCAAGCAAAAATGCTTCTTTGTCAGCACCAGTTAATTCTGTAACTGTGTCGCCGTTTTGTATTTTAATTGTTTCAGATTTTGCCATTGTCATAACTCCTTATTATATTGCATATGCATAAACGGATATTGTGCCAGTAAACGTGCCTGCTGTTGGAAATATGGTTAATGAGTCAAAAGATGTTGTGGCATCAAAAATTCCACCAAGTGCACAAGTAACATATTCACTGCCTGCTGAATTAGTACCTGTTCCTGTTCCATTAAAATTTGTTTTAGCAGATGCTTTTGGATTAAAAATATCAAATTCAAAAGATGCATTTGTGTTTGAACTAACAAATCTTTGTAATGTAAAACTTGTTGATGCTTGTGCGTTTGTATTACTAGCATTGCCATTACTTCCCAAACCTAAAGTTGCACTAAAATAATTGCTAGTTGTGTTATCTGCACCAGAGGCTCTTAATCTCATTAAACCAATTGTGCCAGCACTTGAAACATTTGCAAAACCTTTTATTGCATAATTTGTATAAGTTGACGAAAAAGTATCAGCAGGTAATGAAACAGAAGATACTCCACTAAAACTAGTTGTATTCAGTAATACCAATCCGGCTTTTTTTGTGCCAAGGGCTGTGTTAAGTGATGTATCAATTGCTGATCCAAGTGTGCGAATTGCACTCGCTCCATCTTTAACGAGCGAACTGTCATCCGGCGTAGTCCAACCATAATTCGAGGTAGTGGCCATGTGTTAATTGACTCCTAATAAGGCATTTTGCCATTGTAGTGATGGATCTATTGTACTCCAGATTTCACCGGCAAATACATCTTGCCACGCCACTGGAACTGCTGAGAATGTAAAGTCTGACACATTCAAAGTCAATCGTGCAGTGAACCTGTCAATATCCCATTCCCACCCTTCCACATATCCAAAAAACTGATTTGGATATAGAAGTGCAGGAAAGTCTGTAACTGATACCGGCATACCAAAGAATACACCAACAAGTGAATTAAGCAATGATGATGTCATAGTTGGGGCATCAATCTGTATTTGAATGCCCTGGATAACTGGTTGAGGATAAGCATTCAAAAGTACTAGACGATCTGCCAAAGTTTCAGCATCTGTTTGATTCTTTAAGAATGTTTGAACTGTTTGTGTGACTCTGCCGTACTGGCTAATTGAATCCAATTCCTCTGTTTGAACTGCATCTTCTGCTGCACCATAAACAACAATAACATCATTAATAATGTCATTTCGAGATGTTGTTACGCTGATACCATCTGCCAAAATAAAGTTTTTGGATATGTCCACAAAGCCATTTGCTGACACATAGTCTGCGCGTGCATCCTGATCCTGGTAACCAATTCCACCGGATGTTGTTTCATAAATATAACCTGATCCTGAATCTGCAACAATCTGAACATAATTCAAAGCATTCAATGGTTCTGGTGTTGCAAGTGAACTGAACAGATCATATGTGCCAGGTGTGTCAATTGCTGAAATATCAACACCAAGTAATGAGTTCCAAGTTTCAGTTGTGTAATCAGTCCAAATTTGTGTTGCAGGTAATTCATTCCATTTAAGACCAAAAGTGTCAGTGATAACAGATACAATCCTGTCACCATCTTTTTGCTCAGCATAACCAATCAAGTTTGCTTCTTTCGCTGCTAATTCTGATAACCCACCAGATGCACTGATCTGTGTGATAAATGTGTTTGTTGTGCCAGCATCAAGCACTGAAACTGAAACATCTGTGACTAAGCCTGTGAAGATTGTTGTATCAACACCTGTGAAGTTGTCTAATGTAACTTGTATTGTGTCAAAGATTTCAACATCTGTGTATGGCAGGTTTAAGAAATCAATTGTGGCAAATCCTGCTGACGATTGTTGTTGTACATCATCACGACCCATGCTGATTTGCACACCCTCAAGTGTGTAATTCGTGACGGCTGTGCCGTTAATCTTAACTGTGGCGTTTGGTGACCAAGGCACGATTATCTACCTGGAATCATTGGTTTGACAAACTTATTGACAGTGCCAGCCTTTGCAGCGTTGTTAATTGATTTAACTACTGTTTTGGCTTGTGCTTTTGAATTGGTTGCACCAAAGTTATTTACAACAGTAACTGCACCTCGAACATCACCTTGTGCTAATTGTCCTGCTGCTCTAATTGGTGCAGTTGAAATGTCTATCAAAGCACCACCAATAAATGATTCTTTGAATCTTTCGTATGCTGCAACTGCTGCTTCAATCTTTCCAATAAGTGTTGTAAATGAATCAATCAATTTAATCAATGAACTTTCACCAGTGCTTGGATCAATTTGTAACAGTTTGCCTATTGCGTCACCTAAATCTCTTAATTGCTCACCAAGTAAATATGCTGAACCCTCAGTAGATTCCATATCATAACCAAATGTCACTGCACCAGTACCAGCATCATAAAATGCTTTAGTCAATCCTTGTTTGCCACTTCTAGTCAATCCATTAACTAAGCCCTCAAGTGCTGGAACTAAATTATCTGTTGTGAACTTTGCAAGTTTTTCCATAAATGGTAGTAAAGCAAATCCAATTTGTTCTTTGGCTTCATCAACTGCAATTTGAACTCTTTGCATTCTTCCTGCAAATGTTTCGGCTGCTGCTGCTGCCTGTCCTGCAAATGTATTTGACAATGCAATGACTGCTGCATCAAAATCTTTAGTCTTAATTATGTTTTCATCAAGTGGTACACCGATACGCTTTAATGCACCTAGATTGCCGTCATAGGCTTTGCCTAGGGCTTCTGTGACTGCTGCTAAGTCTTTGCCTGTACCGGCTGCAATGTCTAATGCAAGTTGTTGAAGTTTTTGTGCTTTAGTGACATCTTGAGTTGATCTGACCAAACGATCCAATGATGGTCTTAACTGATCATCTGCAATGCCTGTTGCTCTGGCAGTGGCATCAATATAATCTTCAGTGGCTGCAATCTGTTGATCTGTTGCTTTAGTTGTATTGCGTAAAGTTTGAGCCAGACTAACCTGGGCTTTTTCATCTTCAATGGCTGCTTTGACGGCACTGATACCAATTGCAAATGCTGCTGTGCCAACTGCTGTTGCAAGTCCCAAAAATGCTTTGGCTGCTGTTGCAACAATCTTATCTACTTTGGCAGTGAATGATTGTGTATCTGTTGATGCTTTATTTAAGCCAGTTGAGAATTGCGCTGTGTCTGCAAGTAATTGCAGTTTCAGTGTTCTAATATCTGCCATGTTAATTCCTCTCGCGCCATTCTCGTCTTATTCTATCAACTTCATCAACCCATCTTTTGGTTATATAAGGTTGCAATGCTTTGAGTGTTGGAAATATAAAGTAACCAGCGTTACCTCTGCCCTCGCGTGGTGATCTTGGTTGGAATTGTCTGTAACCAATGTAATCAGTTGATTTGCCTTTTCGTTTGCGTGGCCTGTCTTGATATGAACCAAACTCAACACCAAGTGCAATTGCACCAACTGGTGTTCCATTTTTTAATTTGATTGAACTTCCACCAACTGTAAAAAATGGTGTTTTTGATCCTGTTGAAACTTTAATTGATTTGGCAATTGCTGCGCCTTGTGGTGTTGCTTGTAATGCTGATCCAACTGCTGAGGCTGCTTCAACTGCAATTTGATTTGCTGCGCGATTCATATCATCTTGAGCAATCTGATCCATATTCTTAAAAGTTTTACGAATGGCGTTGATGTCAGCATCTTTAATCTTAATTTCAAATGCTCTAGTTGCCATGATATTTATTCACCACATCTGCAATTGTTGATACCTGCTCTGCCGAAAGCGTTTTGAACTCTGACAATGGCTGGCGCGAAACGATTGCCAGTTCTATCAAAGTGCGTTCTATGCTTCCGGCTGTGTAAAATTTGTTGTTGCAAAGTCCTTTGAATTGATGTGAACAACTTGTGATCGCCAATCTTCAAACTTGCCAACTGGTTTGTCACTGATTCTTCGTTGCATTTGATATGCAAGCCAGAATTGTTGTTCCAGGCTTGGAGGTAATTCTTTCTTAAATGATTCAAGGAAAGTTGTGCCAGTTTCTTTTTCAGCCTGAGCAATTTCCCATGGAATAGTCCATTCTTCGTAGGACTTTCCATCTGCAAGTTTCCATTCTATTTGTATCTTAAACATTAGGTGACCCCTGTTCGATAGTTACGCTATTGATACTGATCGGATTGGCATTGTAACTGAAACAGTCAATGCATCCGGTGCAGCGCCACCAAAATCTGGGCGCTTTGGAATAACACTTAATGTCATAACTTTTGTGTTAATTGTTAAGGTCATTGCAACTGCTGTTGTCGGTGCTGTGTCTGCATCTGTCCAAAGTGTGTCGCAGAATCCTGATGCAACTCCCCAATCTTGGAGAATTTCTAAGGTTACTGAACCAACTTCTTTGTCAATTACATAATCAACTAATCCATTCAAGGTTTGAACAGTTCCGTTTGGATCATCTAATGTAACAGTTGCACTGGTAATTTGGTCATCATAGTTCACTGCTTTGTAGGTGCAGGCAACTTGTCTGCCTGTTAATACTGATGTGGCCATTTTTGTTTATCCTTTCTTATGGATTGTATATTGTAGTAATTGACACTTCAACCGAATAAACATCATTGCTATTCGCTTGGCGTATCCTTGGGCTGGAAACTGAAAGTATCTGCCAAGATGTGGGAATCAATGGCAACACTGTAGCAACCATTGTTTCTAGTTGTACTAATGCACCAGGATTTGTGTTAGGTGCTGCAACCAATTCTAGTGTATATCTGACACGCCAGGCTTTATTGTTTCCAAGTGTTACTGGCTCAAGCCATGGATCAGATGACAAAATCATGATGCTTGGTGTAGTTACAAATTCTGCACCAAAATCAACAACTGAATAAACACTGTTTGATGTGATGGCTGTTTTAAGTCCTGCGCGTAGTGTTGCTAATGTCATCCGATTAAGGCCTCAACATCAATGTAAGCGCCTAGCATTCCAACAATTCTGTTTTGGATTGTACGGCCAAGTATGTATGGTTGTGGCACAAAATCTAGGCCTTGTTGTGTTGATCCGGCTGATGTGCGTGCTTTGAATACATCTAATGAAACTGTTAGCACTGCTGATTCAACTGGTGCAACATCTGCGTATTGTGATAAATCATTTTCTGCTGCAAGGCCATTTGGTATTACATTGCGCCAATCAGTGTGTACTGGTGCGCTTGTAGTTGTTATTTTGAATGTAAAATCATCAACTATTTCAGCAATTGTTTTATTGCCGTTAATGTGTGCTTCAACACCTTCAATTGCAACTGTTTGTGTTTTGTAAAATTTGTGTGGTTTGGTTGTGTGCAATGTACTTAATGTTGCACTTTCAGAATAATGTTTATCAATAGGTGCATTCCATTTAACTAATAAATTGCCGACAACTGATTCGGCTGTGTCAATAATTTCTGTCAATACGGCATCAGAATACAAAGTTGAACTCACATTGTTCAGTGCAGATCGTAATTCTGCTGGTGTGATTATTGATGCCATGTCTTACCTTTCGTGTGGTGTTGCCTGGCAGGACAGGGGTCTAACCTGCCAGGCAACTTTTTAGTTGCTAATTAAGCAACAGTTAAATTACGGAATGCAGTTGGATACTTCGCACAAGTTGCGACGTAGCCGTATATTCCGATTTCGACCTCGCCTGTGGAAACGATATTGGTGCGAAGTTGGAATGCACTTGACTTATACATAGTTGCAGCGTCACTTGAATAAATTACGCCTTTAACTCCTGTACCTGTGTCAATGTTTGGATCAACAACTAATCCCAATCCTGCGATTGTTCCTGCTGTTGAACCTTGGGTCATAAGTCCCGCGGCATTTTGAGGAGCAGCGGCGGCAAATAGTGGTCTTTGTGAACCATCTACTGCTGCAAGTAACTCTGCAAAGTTTCCTGTGTCTGCAAGGAATCTGTTTGGAGTTTTGCGAAGTACTGCATATGAATCTGCAATACCATCAGCAATTGCTGCGTAAAGTGTTCCACCAGATGAAGTTCCTGGTGCACCTACTGCGATTGAGAATGCGTATGCATCTGCTTTTTGAGCCCATGATGCTGCAAGTTCACGCAATAGTACATCTAGGTATGCAGGGTCACTTCTGTCAAGAAGTTCAACTGATACTTTGTTTGCGCCAGCAATTTTCACAACATCAATTTCTTTTGAAGTAATTGTTGTGTCGGTTGAATCAAATTCAACTGCTTCGGCTGTCACGGCTGTTGTGGCCTGAGTGCCAATTACTGGCCTGTAAAATTTCATGCCAGATGCAGGCAATGTGCCTTGTTCCAAACTATCAGCAAACGGCATGGAATTATCAATGATCCCAATTAGATCGCGTAGGTAGGTTGGTGGTACAACTCCGATGTTTTCGGTTGTTGTTGCTGCATCAATTGCTGCAACTAAATCGCGTGCATCTGAGTTTCCTCTTGATGCATTGAATTGTGCTTTTGCATATTCGCCAGCAGTGATGTTTGTGTTCACGCGTGGTTTTGCATAAGCAACTGGTGCTTGTACTGCTTTAGAGGCTTCAACTGCAACTTCTGGCGCAGTTTCGACCACTGGAGTTACTTCTTCAGGATTTCCCATTGAAGTGACCTCACTTTCGGTTTGGTTTGTTTGTTCATCACTTGCGCTGATTGCAGTGACTTCTGTTTCGTCTGCTTTTTGAGCAGCGACATCTGTAATTTGTGCTTCAGCAAATGC